CGGTGCAGATGCAATTCTTAAGGCGTGCCTGCACTTATCGAAAGTGAACACGATCTACGAACTCGATCGTGATCATGCGAAGAAGATGATCGACTCACTCGTCACTCTGCCAAAGACACAAGTCGCAGAGCCCGATCTTGAAGTCGGTGCATATCGCCATAATGACCAGATCTGCTCGGTACGCAAGTCTCGTGAATCTGGTCGCTTGCACGCGTATGTCTTTAATCTCGTGACAAAGCAGTGGGAGTTTGCTCGTGGTCTGGTCTATGAGATCAAGCCAGAAGAGCGACTCACACTCGCGCAGGCAATGCAATTCGGTGCGAGCACTGGGTTCTGCGTTCACTGCGGTCGCACTCTCACTGTCCAGAAGTCAGTCGTTGCTGGCATGGGGCGCGTATGCGCCTCAAAGTATCACTAAGGGGAGCAATGAAAGAAAATCTGATGTACCAATTCGAACTCGATGAACTCGGCATCATGGGCGCAATGCTCGCTAAGTCTCTCGACTTCGCCAATGATCAAGATGCACCAACAGTCATCATCGCCACTCTCGAATCTGCACTCGATAAATTGCAAGTGATTATCGATGCACGATGCGAAGAACATAACGCCTTCGTGGATATCACCGAGTCACTCGATGATCTCTTCGATGTATCGCGTGCAATCGTTAAAGACCCAGAAGTATCCACACCAGATTACAACTAAGGAGCAATCAATGAATCCACTCAATCAACTCGTGCCAACTCTTGAATCTCAAGAGCACTACATCGACCGCAACTGGTGCGGTGTCTCTGGTCTGCAGATCGCAGACTTCGCTCGCAAGCATAAGATCAATATGCTCAACGCTGGTCATGCTGGTACTGGTAAGACTTCATTCGCTCAGTACTACGCGAGCCAGCGTGGTCTGCCGTATGTAGATCTCCCTTCTAACTCGGCACTCAGTGCGAATGAGTTGCAAGGCAACTGGGTCTCTGGTGACGGCAAACTCGACTGGGTCGACTCGATCTATGTCGAAGTCTGGCGCAATGGTGGCGTGCTCAATCTCGGTGAGATCGATCAACTCGCAAAGAATGCTCAATTCTTCTTCCACCCAGCCATGGATCATCGTCGTACTCTCACGCTCACTGCCAAAGATTACGAAGTGGTGACTGCTCACCCAGATCTCATCGTGATCGCTGACTGGAATCCTCTTTATCGCGGTCGACAACCTCTCTCTGAGTCGTGGGCTGATCGCTTCCAACTCAAACTGCGTTACGAGTACGACCGCGACATCGAGAGCAAGATCATCAAGTCAGAATCGCTTCTTGATCTCGCGTTCGGTATGCGATCTCAGTCTCGTGGTGTTGATCTCGGTCATGCGAGCAAGTCGACAGTGTTCGAGACACCGATCACTCCACGCATTCTCAAGACCTTCGAACTCGTAGCGAAGGAATTGAGTTTCGATCTCGCCTGTGAGATCTTCACCAATAACTTCACTGATGAAGAACGCCCAGCAGTCAAGATGCTTCTTGAAGGCGCGTCGTTCAATATCAAAGATGAACTCGGCATCGATAACGATGCAGTAACAACTCAGCACGAATCAGTCTAAGGAGCACTACATGGACAAGATCAATGTAACTGATCTCGGAGAGATCTTCGATGCACTCAAAGAACTCACCGAAGATCAGAAGGCAGAAGAGGCTAAACGCCAGCGCATCGAACGCTTCACTGGCTTCTTCTCTCGCGTGAACTCTGCCTTCACATTCCGACCAGTGACAGTGACAGTGGAGTCATCACCGATCAAAGCACCAGCGTGGTCTGGTGCTAGCGATGTCCACTTCAATGCCAATGAGATCGGTGAACTCGACACTGCGGAGTCGATCGCCAGCATCAAGGGTCTTGATCTGCATGAGGTCAGCCACATTCTCTACACCAGCAGAGAAGGTAGCGATCTTGTCTCGTCAGTGATCGATAAGAAGATGTGGACTGCATTCAATGCGTTAGAAGATCAGCGCATCGAGTCATTCTTCACTGCAAAGTATCCTTCGACTGTCGCGTGGTTCTCAGCGATGATCTTGACTCACTTCAAGAGCAACCCAGAAGTGTTCGAGAACTCGTACCCACTACTCTGCGGTCGCAGGTATCTGCCAGTCGAGATTCGCAGAGAGTCTCGTGCGCTCTATCCTCATCAGGACAAGGTCGATGAGTTTAAGGCGATCATCAATGAGTACCGCACTCTCGTATTCCCCACCGATACAGATCGCGGTCTTGAGTTGATCGAGCAGTATTACAACCTCTTGCCGAAGAGTGAAGGTGGCAATGGTGATGAGACTGGCGAGACTAAGTACAAGGCAGTCAATGGCGATGCAGAAGGCGGTCGACCAGTGAAGGTCATTGACCCATGCGGTCATGGCTCACGACCTAATGAGGGTATTGAGTCAACTCCTACCTCTCGCCCAGTACCACCCCGCCAGCAGGAGAAGGAGCGCGATCGTGCTGGTAGCAAGCCAGAAGATCTCGATGACGATCTCCCAGAGATCAAGGCAGAGGATATCGACTGGTCTGACTTCGATGATCAGGGCGATGATCAGGGCGATAAGTCTGATGAGACAAGTAACTCTGACGGCGGAGAGTCTGGTGATGCAGAAGTTACTCCACCAGAGGGCGAGTCAACGGCTGGTGCTGATGCCAGCGAGATGATCTCGACAATGCTCGAAGAGATTCTTAGCGAGTCAGGTATCGCTCAGGAGATCAACGACATTCTTCGAGTCATCAGTGGTCAGCCCACTCTCACATCGAATAACTCACAAGAGCCAGAGCGTGCTCGCTATAGCGAGATCTCACCAGACTCAGTGACAGTCGATGCATCACGATCATTCGGTCGTGAACTCGAACGCCTGCGTGCCTCATTCGACCCAGCATGGGATAGATACGAGAACTCTGGTCGCTTGAGTGTCGGTCGATATATGCGTGGCGATGACTTCGACACGATCTTCGACCAATGGAATGAAGGTCGTGAAGATGCGACTGACATCGAATGCGTGATCGCTATTGATCACTCTGGCTCGATGTCTGGTAGCAAGATCGCCAATGCAAATCGTGCGATGTATGCAATCAAGCGAGCACTCGATCGCATCGATGCAAGCACGACAGTGATCGCATTCTCTGACGAGACTCATCTCCTCTATCGCGCAAGCGAGAAGGCAAACTCTCAGATTCGAGATTCATTCAGTGGTGGTGGCACTACCCCAGATCAAGCGATCAAGTACGCAACGAAGTTGCTTGCAGAGAGTGATCGCAAGATCAAGATCTTCTTCGTGATCACTGACGGCGAGTGGTACGGAGATCAGACTACGAATGAAGATGCAATAAAGCGCATGGGTCAGTCTGGCGTGCTGACTGCGTTCGCTTATATCCCAGAGAAGAATGAAGAGGTCGTACTCACTGCAGAGAAGGCTCACAACTGTGAGATCGGTGCAGTAGTTGCTAACCCATTCGATCTCGTCACCATGGCAAGAGCGATCGTGAAGTACGCGATCTCTCGCAGACTCACTAACGCGTAAGGAGCGATCAATGAAGCAAGGCGATCTCAAGGTCGGTGTCGTGTACGGAGTAATTCCTTCATGGGATTACTCATCGTCTGATAAGAAGAATCCAGAGAGGGCTCAACGGCGCGATCTGGCTAAGGCAGAACTGGTCAGTCTCAATAAGTATGCCTATGAGGTATACCGATCTGAGAACCCAAATGATGCAACCTTCAAGCCAGCCCCTAAGGGCTCTCGATCTGTCGGCTATCTAGTGAAGTCAGATTCATATGGTGCTAACACTCTCTACTGGATATCTCGACCTCAGGACATCGTGGCTGAGTACACCAGCATGGAGGAGCGTTGGGTCAAGGCAGAAGAGTTGGAACGCCTTCGTGTAGAGCAGGAGCGCAAAGAGCGTGAAGATCGCCAGCGATTAGAGCGCGAGTTGCAGGAGCGTGCTGATCGCGTTGCTAAGGCAGTCAAGGATTCACTGCGGACAATCATCGGCAATCGAGTTGACTCGATCGAACTCTCAAGCCGTAGCAAGCGCAATGATCAAGGCGAATACATTCCGACATATCGATTCGATCTCGATCTGTCTACGATGCAAGTAATAGTGGAGAAGGTTCTAGAAGCAAGGGATATGGTGCGATGACTGATTCATTCTACTTAAAGCGGTTGAAGAACTTCTATGAGAGCAAGGACTACTCACCAGAAGAGGGTCATGTCTGGTACTCAAGTTGGCTTAACCGCAAGTCGTTGGGTAACACTGCAGAGATGCAGTACTCGGAGATCTCGTACACCGAAGAGACCTACAAGGGTCATCAACTCATCATTCGCAAGATGACGATTAAGTGGGCATTCGTTCTTACGAGTGGTCACTGTGGCAGGTTTACTGATGATGAAGTGAAGGCTTTCCCAGATCGTGCTGAGTGGCAGACTGAGACAACCTACTCAGCCTATGCGTGGCGCATTCGAGATCTCGATGTCGAGCCAGCAGTACTCGATCATATCTGGGGCGATGATCGCTTCATCATCGATAACTACACCACCAACTCGCATAAGCAGACCACGAGTAAGGCAAAGAAGCGCATCGATATTGAGGCGGTTCTTCTTGATCACAAGTCAGTGCTTAACGAGTTAGCAGGAAATCTAGTGTGGGGTCAATCAACTACTCAGCCTTACAATCTCAAGGTTAATGACTGGGTATGGATTCGTGCTCATGGCAGATTACGCAACGGCATAGTTGTAGGCACTCAAGGTCGCAGGTTCATCGTGGGCTACACGACTCCTAGCAACCCTCACACCATGAAGTACAAGACACTCAACCTCTCGGAGATCTATGTAGTAGAGGGAGATCTCATCGAGACACAAGCACACAACTTCGTACAGATAGGAGCATGAGATGAAAGTCAGAGATTTAATCGAGCAGTTAAATCGAGATCTCAAGCCAGATGATCAGATTATCGTGGCGTACTGGGATAAGGCAACAGTCGAGCAGTATGCAGAAGTAACTCTCACCGATGATCAATGGACTGACATAGTTGCAGAGCAAGATTCGTATGAGGCAATCGATCTCGAACGCTTCGGTGAAACTCTGCAGGAAATTGCATCAGAAGTCGGTCAGTCAATCGATGAGGAGTCAGAAGATGATTGATCTATTCCTCAACACCAATGACGGCAGGTGGGTGCTTCATGCAACTAACTGCTCATGCAAGCGCACACGCAAAGATCGTGATCTCGATCTTGAAGGTAGATTCGAGTCGTTGCAAGATGCCCAGAAGGTCTGGGAGAACCGCAACGAGTCAGGTGTTACCGAGCACTTCTGTACAGACCTAAGGAGCAAGCAATGAACGATAAAGGCTTCCAGCATGACTTCGGGGCAGACGAATGGACATACCAATGCTCTGCCTGCGGAGTCATGCTCTACGCACCCACGCTCTACGAGATGCAGGAGGCATTACCACTCCACACCAAAGGTAAGGACTGCTTAGGAGGCTATTAAGTGCAATCGCCATATGACGGCACGCAACTCTGTGCTCAAGTAGACCCAGAGGTATTCTTCCCCAATAACAACTTCGAGATTCGAAGAGACATTCAGACTGCAATCAAGATCTGCAGACAGTGTCCGCTACTCAATCAGTGCGCTGAGTATGCCCAGAGCCAGCCCTATCTCTACGGAATATGGGGAGGCAAGATGTACTACGGAGATACATATGTCTCCTCAATCTATGTATCCAGAAATAAACGAAAGGTGGCGTGATGAAGTCAAAGACAACTAAGAAGTGTTTTGCCTGTAACCGATACAAGGGCAGACATCTCTTCAACCGCAACAGTGCCAGACCAGACAAACTGCAGACCCAGTGCAGATCGTGCCAGAAGAAGTCGAGTTACGATCACTACACCGACAACCACAAGGTCATGATCAAGCAGACAAAGATCGCCAAATCAAAGAGGCGTGCAGTACTGCAGGCGTACATCGCTGAGTACAAGTCAGAGAACCCATGCGTGGACTGTGGCAACGCAGACATCAGAGGGCTCGACTTCGATCATGTCAGAGGGCGCAAGTCATTCGACATCTCTCTCGGCATTCAAGAGGGTATCTCACTGATCAAACTGCAGAAGGAGATCGGCAAGTGTGTGGTGCGCTGTGCCTATTGCCACAAGATCAGAACCAGCAAGAAGAATAAAGACTACTTACATAAGTATGTAAAGACAGGAAAGGTGAAGTAAATGGGCTATGCCGAAATCATCAGAGTCAACCCAGAAGATCTAGATCTCTGTGACTCTTGCAATCAGAAGGGGCGTATCGCCTCTGGTCACACAATCCATAACAATGAAGGTGAACGCATGATCTTCATCTGCTTCAACTGCAAACAGAATATAAAGGGGTAATACATGAGCCAGAACATCGTAGAACTACGCAAGTCAATCCTCATCGCCAGCGAATTCATCAAGGTGGCGCGTGGGTTCAAGGTCGAGTCAGAACGACCAGACGGACTACCGCCAGAGGTCAAGGAGTATCTAGCCAACGATCATCTCGATCGCGTACTAGCGGAGAATGATATCGAGCCAGAGATGATCATCTGGGGTCTGATGAAGATCATCGAGATCTTGCTGGGATACACAGATCAGTCAGTTGATGATCTGACTGCGACCTTAGACAGATTCATTACCTATCTAGATTCTCAGGAGGGAGGCGAGTATGAAGATCAATCGAAAGAAGGTGAAACTAATTGAGCGAATGGCTTACCTATACAGACATCGCCAAATTGTCGGGTCTCAAGTACGACACGATATACAGGCATCGAAAGCGAAACACCCTTCCAGAGCCAGATCTACAGATCGGCAACAAGCCCCTCTGGAGTAAGTCAACGATCGATACATGGATAACCAAACGAGAGAGCAAGGGGAACTAATGGCGAGAAGCGCGAGCAAGTACGAGATCGATGTAACAGTTATGTCTGACCGCATCGTGGTCAACCTCACCGACAAGAAGGAGAGGACTGTCGCAGTCGGCAGTGGAGTCACGATCGTGGAGGCATTCACCGATGCCTACGATCTCATCACCACTCAGGTAGTGGAAGTCTAAGCACCCAAAGGTTGATTCGCCTACAGTCCATGTGTAATTAGGTATGCCCCCAGATCTCGGTCTGGGGGTTTTTATTTGACTAACTTCCTACTGGTGAGTAAGGTTACTTTCCAGTAACACACTCTGAGGGGGTGGATTATGGCTTATGTAGTACAACGCGGTAAGCGGTTTACCGCCTATTATCGAGTCAACGGCAAACGGCTCTCTGCTGGCACATGGGATTCCTATGCTCAGGCTGAGGCTTCGGGTATGCGTGCTGAGGTTCTGGGCGTTAGCGAGCCTTCTGAGGCTGATTCCAGCCTATCTGATTACTTCGACAAGTGGATTCAAACGGCTGATCTCATGCCGATCACTAAGAAGAACTACGCCATGACCTTTCGAACTTATGTTCGAGATCGCCTAGGCTCAAACCAAGTAACTTCCATCTCCACCCGCCAGATTCGAAAGTTACTTAATGACCTCCGACTAGAGGGAGTCAAGCCAGCCACTCTGGGTCAGGTCAAGGCGTGCCTAGGGTCAGCCTTCGCCTCTCTCGTGGAGAGTGAGGAGATCTCGGTCAATCCCACCCATGGCATCAAGGTCAGGGTCAACCAGCCAGATCTCCACAATGTCCTTGAGCCTGCCGACTTCAAGAAGATACTAAGTAACTTGCCTGAAAACGGGGCCTCAGGTGCGAAGTTACTTGCCAAGATGCTCGTGATCTCTGGGGCTCGCTTCGGTGAGGCTACGGAACTTCGGGTCAAGGACTTCGACTTCAACTCTGGGGAAGTCTTTATCCAGAGAAGAGTGAGCGAATTGGGCAAATCCTACAATTCTGGGGAGCGATTCAAGGTGATCGATGCCACCAAGTCAGGCAGAAAACGCTCTGTAACCCTCTCTAAAGCCCTATTACAAGAGATTCAGGACTATGTCCTTGCTAATTCGCTGCGGAAAGATGACCTGCTCTTCCCGATCTCGATAGTATTAACGGCAGGTAAACTAGAACCTTCACGCGAGCAGGACACTCTGGGGCAGTACGCCTTAGGGGGAAAACGCTTCAAGCATGGAACGCTCTACTCCTATACCCATGGGGGTTGCCGATGCCAAGCCTGTAGCCAGACGAGACGAGAGTATCGGAAGGCTAAGGGCAAGGCTGAGGGTAGGCAGACCATGACCTACGAAACAAGCCACTTACCGCGTGGAGTATGGAGAAATACATGGAACAAAGCAATAGCCAAATCAGGAATTGGCTGGACTCCTAGAACTCACGATCTCCGTCATGCCAACGCTACCCAGTTACTAAAAAATGGGGTAGATGTACATGAGGTCAAAGAGAGACTAGGTCACCAGTCAATTAAGACTACGGAGCGGTACTTACACCGCCTCCGTCACCAGCAGTCAACGGCAGGAGAACTCGCCAATGACTTTATGGAGTGATGAAACTATGAAAGCAATATCAAAAATACGGGTGATGTTGGGAACTATCTCAGTATCAGCAGTAATACTGGCGGTCATGCTAGGGCTCTCAGCCCCAGCCATAGCCCCTAGTAAGGCAGAAGCCCAGACGCTCATCTTGAAGCGGTTTCAGAATGCCACAGTCCTTCCACCGAAGGATTTGGTCACTCTGCTAAGCGCGGTCGGATTTAAGGGTCAATCCTTGAAGTATGCGTGGGCGGTAGCCATGAAAGAATCACATGGAAATGCGCTTGATTACAATGGAAATGTCCATACAGGAGATCACTCCTATGGCTTATTCCAGATCAATATGCTGGGTTCAATGGGCGCAGATAGACGAACCTACTTCGGTTTAGCGTACAACGCTCAACTGCTAAATCCTGTGACCAATGCCCAGATTGCTTATCACATGAGCAACGCAGGCAGAGATTGGAGTGCATGGCATGGAACCAATACTTCGGTAGTGCAGTACTGGCTAACGAAGTACCCATACAAAGCCACATCAAAGGTACACAAAGCAAAGGCAAAGCCTAAGAAGAAGCAATAGCAGGAGCACGAGAGCCCCTCGAAAGAGGGGCATCTCATAGAAATGGAGCATAAGATGCCAAGTACAGGCGATAACAATTACTACGAGTGGAAAAGAAAACGCCAAGAGGTAGAGAGCAAAGTCAAAGGCTCATGGGTGCAAGACGAGTTGCCGTACCATGCAAAGCCACACCAGTATTCCAAAGAAGATTTCTATAGCCAAGTATCAAAAGCCAATAGCCTTACCAAGAGCGAGTTTGAAGAGTTATTCTGGAAGCATCTGGTCAAGATAGGTTGGCGAATTGATGATCAGCACATCGCACTGATCTGCCAAGAGTGTGACCTACTTCTGCTATCTATCCCTATTAAGTCGATCAATCAAGCAGCAGATACGAAGGTCTCGTATCTAAAGAATCCGACAAAGCATCTGCAGAAGCACGATAAGTTCTGTATAAAAGAATAGCCCCTACAGTAATTACACTGTAGAGGCTCTTCCAAAGCATTGCCTACTGATTGTCTTTGATCAACTTCACTTCGCAGGCATCGGTGGTGCAGTAAGCCTCACCAATAGCATCAGCAGCCATACCAGCGTAGACACCAGAGAAGTCGATAGGCATCAAAGTCATACGAGCCTGCTCGTACTCTTCCTCGGTGATCTGGGTGTAAGGCATCTGAGGATAGACATCGCTCATCATAGGCAAGAATGAGACAGTCTTTAGTTGTCCGTCATACATATGCAAAGCCGTACCAATAGATGAAGCCTCGGTTGCTGGATCAAAAGACACAGTGACAGATACAGAGTTATCTGACCAGTAGCGTTGAGCCGTAGCAGCGAGTGCCATCTTCTCGTAGATACTTACATCCTTCTCACTTCTGCGTGCGCCACTCTTCACTGGGAAGTAGACAACGCAGGTGTTCTCTGGATCTTCATTGGCAGGTTCTACTTTGTAGTTAGCCATCTTGAAGAGAGGAAGCATTGGGTCAGTAGTACGGAAGCGGATAGCGCGATTGAAGAAAGCACCACCAACAGTCCAGTGAACTCCTGGGCTCTCACCAGCAAGGATAGAGACAGTTCCACTTGGCTTCACTGTCGTCATCTTGATTGACTCACGAATGCCGAGCCACTCAGAGTAAGACTTATCATAAGCCTTGATGACTTCATAGCCAGAGTCCATCCACTGACGAAGCACAGGCAAGCCCTTGATGTCTGCAAAGTTAGCAACACCAGAGACAGATGTACCGATGCGACGATTGCGTTGCATGATTGCATTCGTCTCTTCCCAGTGGGTAGGAAGAAGAGTTACAGTCTTGGCATAGAGATAAGCAAACTTCAATGTGCGCTTGAAGTCATCGAGATCAGTGTGGCGATTCAAGTAAGTCTCAACCAGAGTACAGCACTCGTATGATTCAAGAGACTGCTCAGCACATGGGTTATACCCAGCGATGCGCCAGTCCTTGTTATTGATTGGGTCAGCAAGTCGACCATACTGGCGAGAGACATCCATCCAGATGACCCCAGGCTCACCATTGCGAGAGATGCCCTCGATGATGCCGTCGAGATTCTGTCCAACAGATACCTCTACGGAGTTGTTAGACATCCAGCCATAAGCCATACGATCTGGGTTCTTCTCGTAGTTCTTGAGGTCAAGGAACTCTTGATCGTCAAGTCGACCCATGAGAAGTTCTGCTGAACGGCGCACGTTGCCAGAGACAACACAGACACCAATCAGGTTACCGATGTCAGCAATATCGCGGCGAGTAAGTAACTGTCCACCACGGCCCGTGAACATAGAAGTTACTTGTCCATGTAACTTGATTAGTGGATCTGGCCCTGCGGCAGTTCCTCCGAAGATCTTGATTGGCTCTCCTGCTGGGCGGATGAGCGAGTAATCAAAGATTGGGCTCTTCGTATCTGGCTTAAGGTAACTATTGATGAGGGCGGAGGTTGATTCGACCCAGCCTTCACGAGTATCTGGGATGACATAGGCTTCACCTGCTTGTGGCTCATAGATCTTGAACTCCTTATCTGCTCCTTTATCATCGAAGCCAACGCCCACTCCGAGCATGGAGGCTTCCATAAGAAATGCGAATGGCTTGGCTGGGTCTGTCTTGGTCATTGAACCAGTAGAGACGAAGGCGCAGTTCTGCAATGCGGCTGAGTTGCGCTGCTCGTTGACGAGAGGCGTACCCATGACCCACAAGCCACGACCTGGAGGTGTCCACTTCAACTCGAAGAGTCGATCGAATGCCTCCTTAGCCGATGCTGCTGCCTTGGCATCAGACCATGGCAAGCGGTTTAACTTGGCGTGATCTTTCTGCAGAGAGTACATCCCATTGATGACTCGCTCGCAGACATCAACCCACGTCTCCTTCGTACCATCTGCCTTGAGGCGCGAATAGGTACGGAGGTAAGTGATCTCACCTACCGAGTTGCCAGCCGCATCTTGATAACCAAATGGCGCCTTCTTTGCCTTGTATGAAGCGACAAAGTCGTCAGCCAATTTGAATGAAAATAATGACATTGATATACCCTATTTCTCTACTTGTTGAAATACCCCACTGATTTTGAGTTCCCTATTGTGAGGGAATGAAACCTATCACGCACCTGCTAAGAAGCAAGTTTGACAAGTGCTTGGACAAAAGGGTAAACGACTACCCAGTTTCATACCTGTTAATACGCTGTTATCAGATAGTACTATTCTTCGATAGACTGCTGAATAATTTTGGTAACAGATTCTTCCTTGAGCGTCTCTGGCAATTCTCGGAGGGCTTGAGCACGATCTCCGAAGATTGCGGAGAGCACACCACCCGATGATTGACGGCTTGCGGTTATCTGGATGAACTCTTTGTTCTGATCCATCTCATTGACATTGCCTACCAATTTAAGGAGGCGATCAATTTCTTGCGAGAGATTTGGATCGGCGTATCCACCATTCATTTCCTCAGCAAAACGCATAAAAGCCACTCTTTGACCCTGCATTTCAATAACTGCGGTGAGCAATGCCTTGAGTTGATCTTTGGTTTTTATCTCGACTGGCAGGTTAAAGGCGCACTGATTCTGTGGTTTGAACGCTGGGCAGTTACTTGCAACGAAGCAGGTGTCGCACTGGCGAAGACTTGTCTGCTGGGTATGAACGACAGGAACATCTCGTAAGACATCCTTGCCATCGTCTCCAGTTTCAACGATCGTCTTGGTCTTGAATCCAAAAACTGGAAGATTCTGCATCTCTTCTGGTGCTCTTTCGACCACTTCTGTGCGCTCAACTTTCCGCACTTCAAGGTCACTGTTATCAGAAGGTGTACCCCCCAATTCCATCATTAACCCTGTATACAGGTCATCGCTGTTATCAGATACTACGTCCTTTTTACCCCCATCAATGATGTGGAAGTTAGGCGGTTTCTTCTCCATAGCGGACTCCATCTGTAGGTATGACCAGACTGCAACTCTAGTCGATTCAAGGGTACTATCTTTAACAAACTCAGAATAGTCTAGCCCAGCACGATCAACAATGTTCTTGTATCGGATGCGTGCTTGGTCTTTCATGCGCTTGGGGTAACGCTTAATCTGCTTGCCATCCCAGACGATCGTCTCGCCTCTGCGCATGGGCGATAACCACGACAATGTGCTGGCAGAGCCAAATGGTATCTGTCTAAGGTTATCTGGCTTGGCACATCCTAGGGCGTGGAAGGTAGTTCCTGTCTGGCGGGCAAGCCCACGAGTTACTCCTGAAAGGTTAGTGACTGCCTCAATCTCGGCGTTCGGGATAAGTATGTTGGGATAGCGGCCCGCAAGTTCTCGTAAGTTACTTATGCGGTAGGACTCATGCCAGACCACCCATAACTTTGGGTCATGCTCAAAGAAAGGGCGTTGAGCCTCAATCCATTCCCTACCTAGTACCTGAGAATCAAACTCGTGGAAGGCTAGGGCGCGGTCTGCGTTGTTGACCACGAACTCCTGATACTCAGCGGCAAGGTCTAGCAACTCCTTGCGTGATAGCCCAGCCTTATCTGCCTGTGCCGCCCCTGACTCGATGATGACCTGAGTCTCTGGGGTAAAGTGCTCACTGATCAGCCAGATCTTAGTCTTAGGCAACCCACGCTTACGAAGACCCCAGAAGTTGAGTCCCATTGACTCAACTTTCATACCTTCTAAGAGCGTGCGGTTAGAGCCTACCTCGGCTCCTGAGAATATGATCCTAGTCAGAGTATTCACCAATCTTGGTGTCTGGGCGTAGGCGATCAACGGAGCGTGCGATGTTGGCTCGGTTTACTGCCTCTTCGATCTCTGCCCATGTGCGGTACGGCTTTGGTGCATCGGGGCGAGCCTCTACCTTGGCGTAAGAAGGATGCGAGAAGAGCAGGGTAGTCACACGCTGCTGCTCAAAGACCCATGCACACATGGCAGGATCAGAATCTACATAGAGTTCTACAGGAGTCTGACTGCGACTCAACTTAAATTGGCGCTTCTTAAGTTCATCGCCTTCAATATGGACGGACTCAGTGACTAGATCGTCATAGCCAATAATTCCATGGCTAAAGAGCCACTGCTCTGCATCAGCCTTGGTGCGTGAGGTAATGAGGGCAACTCGGTTGCCGTTGTTCAGTGCATAGTAGAGAGCAACTCCTGAGCGAATTGGTTCTCCAGTATCCGAACTTAGTACCCCGTCTAGTGACAATATGATGTTCACGATTTATCCTTTTGCTCTGTATGTCGCCGCTCTACGAATGAGTGTCTGAGTATCTGGTAGTTCTACGCCGTAGTTCTCTTCGGCGTTTCCTTCTTTGTATGCCTGCAGGTAGTCATGCATCTGGCGCAGTGCTGGCACTGTGCCGTACTTCTTTCCTGCCTGCCAACGATAGTTGTAGAAGTCAGAGTAACCTTCACCTGTCTGACTAAATGCAAACTTGCGTGCGTGGTGAATGTCTTCAAAGAGTGCAGATCCTTGTGAGAGTGATGCTTGCAGTCTTGTCTCTGCATTTCTGCGTGCTGCATCATTCTGTGCACCATGTAGATCTGCTAGTGCTTTGGAGT